TGTCAGCAGCGTTGCGGTCCACAGCCCGGGCCCGCAGACCCATCCACGCAGTCCGATGATCGGCGGTGCCTGCATCCTCGGACACCCACATATCCCCAGCGCCCTGCCAACTGGCGATGCTGTCCTGATGCGGGGTAGCTGTGTCGCCGTTGATCACGGCATCCACAACCGCGTAGCCATGCGCCTGGGCGATGGCCTCGCGAACCAGGGGGATGGCAGCGAAGATGCTGTCTTCGGCTGCTTCGTCTTCGATCAAGACCATGCACGCCAGGGTGACCGGCGATGCGGTCTGGCTGGACGTTCCCAGGGAGCTCTTACGGAACGCGGTGGGATCGTTGCCGGTCCATGCGCTTTGCTTGAACACCCGGGGCCAGGTGGTCATGGTCGGGATCGTATTGCTGCTGGACGAGACCGGGATCTCCTCGAAGAGGTCCCAGACCGGGCCGGCGGCGATCTCGATCTCGCGCATCAGGGTAGGCATCAGCGGGGGGGGGATGAATTCCCCACCGGTCCCACTGGCGCTGTCAAACGACTTGCGGACCCAGGCCGGAGCCTCCCGGATGACCCGCTGGACGCGGGCCAAGGTGGTCCGGCAGTGTTTGCCGCGGGGGGTCTCATCGTAGGCCCGCCCCTTGTTCAGGATGACGGTACCGATGATGTGATCTTCACAGGCCCTCTGAAGGCGCCGCTGCCAATCCGTCTTGGGCTGGGGGTCATCCAGGAGACCGGGGACCCACTCCAGATCCGCATCCTCAGCGGTGGAGCCGGCCACAAATCCGGACAGGCGGAGAGACCCCGCGGCGCCCTGGTAGCACCGGAGCTCCGCATCGCTACCGCTCAGGGCAGCGCGGGCGCTCTGGCTGGCGCGGAGATCCGCGATCGCCTTGTTGGCGGCCTTCAAGTCAGCAGCAGACCGATCGATCTCCCGCTGGCGCTCTGCGGCCGTCTTCAGCAGGGCGTCAACCTGCTGCTGGGACCGCTTGGCATGGGCGATCGTCGTGCCGACGACCGCGGCCCAGTCTGATTCACTCTTGATACCGCCCTTTACCAGCGCTTCGGCGCTGTCGAGGGTCATGTCATCGCCGAAGGGCATCACATACTCCTGGTGATTTGAGACAGGGCTACAGCATATCCGATGCCCTGTCAATCCTGATTACGGTGACGGGGTGTCACCGATACGGGCGGGGCTCCAGCCGCTCTGCTCTGGACTGGCCAGGCGGGCAGGGGTCCACGGTTCTGGGGTAGGGGCTGGGGCAGCCCGGATCCGGGATGCCTGTGGCTGCATCGGAATAGGGACCGGGGAGCACTCCAGCAGGTGGTTGGAGCTCAGGAAGGACCCCCGCCGTCCATAGCGCGGATCGTCTTCGTCAAAGGCTGCCCGAGGGGTGACCACACCCGGCACAAATCCCACAGACACCGTCTGGATCGTACCGTCTGCCAGCTGCTGGGCTACCGTCTGAGACAGCGGATAGCTGTCATATACGCGGGGGACCAGGACACCCACCAGACGACCCCCTACCACCTCGACATCACGCCAGATCCCCACCACCGGCTGGTGGTACATGTGGCCAAAGGGGGCGACCGGGTTGGCTTTGAAGGCATCCAGGGACCAGACCTGGTCCACGATGTCGTCTGCCCGATCGGGCTCCGCGGTGCTCATGGTGAACCGATAGCCGGGCTCCTCCTCCTCTGTGGCCTCCCTGGTCATCAGGGACCGATAGGCCAGGGCCTGGACGGGCAGCCCTGCCCCCCGGGCGATGCCCTGGAGCGTCCCCAGATCCGGGTGAGCCTCCCCGGTGGCGATGGCCTCCAGGTCCCGAGCGGTGATCCCCGCCTCAGATCTCATGGCCTGGTGGATGGCTCCCAGAGCCTCCAGCCCACCCCGCTGGGATGTCTCCCGGGCGAGAGCTCGCAGGGCCATCGATGGGGTGTGGATTAGTGTGCCGTACATGCTCATCCCTGGATGTTCACGGGGTTTGTGGTGCATCTGCAATTGATATCTTGACGGGCGATACCGAATAGGCCCGGGCCCGTGGCGCTGGCTCCTACATCATCGCCGCCTTCGATGACAAACGATCCGCCCACGTCTGTCTGCTGCTTGTCCATGCTCTGGTGGGACTCCCGGACCGCTCCATCCCGAGCGGTGATCCACTCCAATTGGAATTTGACCCCAGCATCTGCCGCAGCGCTGTAGCCGCTTAGGGTCCCCTCTGAGATAGTGCGGGCCGTCTCTGTCCTGGCGATGCGCAGAGCTCTGGCAGGGGTAAAGCCCGGATCGCTGACAAGAGCCCGCTGGATGTCATGGACCGTATCCCCACGGGCCAGGCCTACCCGCACCACATCCGCGACCCTGGACTTAGTGGCGGCGCCCACATTGGCGATCATGTCACCGATGATCTGGGTAGCCGGGTCTGTCAGCGGGTCAAATTCAATCCGGCGCCCCAGCTGGCGGACAGCCCGCAGGAAGGCCAGCCGGACAGCCCGTGAGACAATCGCCGGGTTGAATTCGGCCGTCATCGCCGCAATCTCTGCATCCAGGGCGGTGATATCCTCGATCTCCCCCTCTGTAGCAGCGCGGCAGATAGCCAGCGGGCCAGACCGCAGGACCGCGCGCCCCAGGACCTCCCCCACCCGGTCAGCGTTGCGACGGGCAGCTGCCCGCAGCATCGGAGCCCATGCCCGAGCCAGTGCCCGTTCTGTGGGGCGCTGGACCCTGTCAAGCCAGCCCCTCCAGTAGGCTACCCGCTCAGCCTCTGTGGATAGCGTTCCACGTGACACGCTCAGCCGCTGCGGTGTCCAGGTCACGCCGTCGCCAACCTGTCTACCACCGCCTGGACGGCTTCATGGGCTGCCAGGTGGTCATCGTCTGTCATCCGCTCCGATGACAAGACCCGCAGCGCCAACCGGGCATCGTCGAGCACCATACCCACGGACTCTGTGACCGGCGGCGCTGGGGCATCCAAGATCAGCGGCTGGATGTTGGGGGCATCGGTAAAGCCCTCATAGGCCAGGGCGTCATTGGGATCCATCCCGATGGATACCAGCATCTGGACCCGCTCATAGCCTGACCGGCGGGCATCCTTCAGCGCCGGAACCTGGCTAAAGTCGTGATAGAGCTCCACATCAGCATCACCGAACATCCCCGCCAATTTCGACAGCGCCGCATCCAGCAGGGACGCGCGCCCCTTGAGGCTTAGCCAGTAGGTCAACATCTGCTCTCTGGCGGTGGCGTAGTTAGCCGTCTCCAGGCCGACCCTGGCAGGGGGGACGCCGCACACTGCCAGGATGGTTTGCCGTGTCCAGGTCCGTTGCTCCACCCCTTGCATGTCCTTCATGGTCCAGCCCAGGGTCTCCAGGACCCCGGCCCCTGACATGATGGCCACCCCGCCATCCGCATCGCTTAGCATCTTTGCTACAGCGTGCTTCATACCGGCCACCTGGCGATCGTTCCACTTCACCGAAGCATCGGCGGGACGGTACACAGCATCGGGCCGACCCTTCGACGCCTGGCGCGCGGAGCTCTCAGCCAGAGCGGTATCTGCCCGTAAATCAGCGTCCAGAGGCCTGACTACCCCCTGACCGAATAGGCTGGATGCGTCCCGCTCCCATGACACGTTAGACGCCCAGATCACCGACTCCGGCGCATAGCAGACGCCCGTTGACAGGTCATCGTATACGATGGCGGTGGGGGACCCATCCCGCCCGGTAGTCACCTGGACGCGAGCAGGGTGTAGCCGTCGCAGCCCAGCAGGTGGGGCGGTCTCTACTCCGTAGACAGGCAGCAGATACCCCACCCCAGACAGCATGTGATCCGCTGCCAACTGACGGCGCAGCAGGACGCCCACCTGATGCCCCCCAGGGCTCTGGATGAGGTCCAGGGCGGGGTGGCCATCCAGCTGGGTTACCGTGCCATCTGCGGAGCGCTGGCGAGCTCTGAGGGGGAGCCCTGCCAGGTCTGAGGCTACCGCGTCCACACATGCAGCCAGCCAGGCGTTAGCTGGAAACGCCGACATCGCCGTATTTGCCGAATACCCCGGCCCCTGGGGGACCCCTGACGCATAGTCAGATCCCATGTCCAGGGTGGCAGCCTCTGGCTTCTCTTCGATGGTGACCACCCCGAGCGCTGATAGCGCTCGGAGCCACAGCGATGGGCGGGATCGGGCTGGCAGGTCTGGCATGATGGCACCCTATCAGGTAGCGCGGTGGGACGTCTCAGTATCCGGATCGCCGGAGCATGTGACACGTGTACCGGACGCAATCGTGCGCATGGTCATCTCCGGCGGTTTCATAGGTGTCCCGCTCCCGGGCCTTCCCGGTGATGTCCTCGACTTTCCAGCGGATCCCCTCCATCTCCCTGATGGTGTGGGGGCAGCTGGTGTGAATGACCAGGTGGGGGCGGCCCTCCCGGTCTATCCCCAGCCGGTCAAATAAGGCATCGAAGCTGTCCACGCGGGATTTATCTGCCGCGGTGGTGGGTAGGTCATGCTCCGCGTCCAGGGTGGCCCGGGCTGATGCGTCTTCGGGATCTGCCCACCGCTCTGCGGGCTCCGGCTCTGACCTCCCCGAACCTCTACAGGTCTGGCAGGTCTGCCACCGCCCCCCGATGGCCACTTGTCCCCGGCGCTCGAAATCAGCAGCGGTAGCGATGTCCTCTGGACGGTAGCAGGATGGGCAGCGCTCCGCGGCGTGGATGGCCATGGCGTGCTCTGATACCCGCATCTGGGCGCGGTAGTGCTCCCTATAGACGTGTAGCACGTCATCCTTGGGGTCAAGGGCGAACCAAAGCCAGGCGAAGGGATTGCGAAATCCGAAGTCTACACAAGTGAAGCGGGCCCATGATTCTGGGGGATCGAAGGCTGGGACCACGTGGCTACCCTGGGTCCCTGGAGCGTTGACGAAATCGGGGTGTACCAGGCCCTCCAGGGGGACTACCTCCCCCCGCTCTCTGGCTGCCCTCTTGGCAGCTGGCAATTTGGCCAGCTTGGCCAGCCGCTCCCACCGCTTCACATGAGGGTTATCCAGGGCGTTAAGGTGGGCTACCGCCACCTCCCCAGGGGTGTAGGCGTCTGGGCTCTCTGGGCGGAGCAAGAACCGAAGCAGACGGGTCCAGCCCATCAGGGGCGTCATGGAAAAGAGCATTAGACCCCCAACGTCCCCCAGGCGCTGATCGGCTTCCTCGAACACCTCGAATAAGTCGGGCTCTTCGTCAAACCTGACCAGGTGGCAGGCATCGCCCTGGAAACCCCTGCGGCGCTGGTCCACGGTTTTGAACGTCACAGACCCCACCGCTCCTGGCAGAGCTCCAGCGGGCCCACAGTAGGATTCTCCGGGCCCTGTCTCATTTCGCCAGCCCCAGGCGGTAGGCACCCACCGCTTCACCTTGGACCGGACGTAGCGGATGCTATCCGAACTCGTCAGGCCCACCGACCACACCCGACCGGGCTCTGGCTGGATCCTGCTGATGTCCAGCCGGTTGACCCTGGCCCACTCCCTCACCGCGGGGTGAGCTCCACCCAGGGCAAAAGCGACATCAACCATCGCCGCGGCCTCTGATTTGCCGGTCCGGTTCCCGCCCTGGATGATCCCGTACCTGACCGCGGGCTGTAGCACCCGCTCCACTGCCAGCCGCTGGGATGTTCTGGGCTCTGAGACCCCGCAGGATGGGCAGCGGTGGATATCTCCCCCTACGTGCTCCAGGGTGACCCCTCGCACCGGTAGCCCGGTGGACGGCGATAGCCTCCACTCCCCCCGCTTCGCTGGGTCATCGCATCGCAGGCATTCAGGCTCCCAGAGCCTCCCCAGACACAGCGGGTGGGCCCTCGCATAGTCCCTGGCTTGCTCTGCTGCGGTGACAGCCTGGCGCGCCCAGCGGGACCGGTCAGGGTCTGCCAGGTCCTCTGGGGTCAGCGCTGCCACCGCCCGAGCCAGGGCGATGTGGGTGGGTTCAACCCTCATCCAGGAGGGCCCGAGCTCTATCGATCGGGGATACGGTCAGGTCTACCGATCCTTCCACCTCAACCTTGATCTCCCGCTTGTATCCGTATTGGGTCGGGTGTCTCCGCTCCAGAATCCACGCGGCTGCCTGCCACTGGTTCCGATCTCTGGATGCCCGGCGGATATCCGCAAGTAGTACGCGTTCGGCATCAGCGGTGGCCTGGTTTACAGCGCGGTAAAATTCGTCATAAGGCTCGATCCCCTCCCGCCCTTTTGCCTTCCAGGAAAGGATGGTAGATCGGTTGATACCGGCCAGCTGGGCACAGGTCTCCAACGGGAGCCCTTCCCGCAGATATCCGCATATTGCCTCCTGGCGTGCTGGGTTCCATTTCGTAGGTCTTCCCGGCCCCCTGGGCTTATTCTTGGCCATATGTGATGCCCTCCTGATGAATATCAATGAATACCACAGCGTCCCGCGTGCTCTCGTATGCCACCATCGGCTCCCCCATCCAAGGCAGGAACACCCGCCGCCCATCGACCCAGACCCGACGCCCAGACCGCAGAGCTCCCACCACCTCATCCCGTAGCCGTCTGGCCAGGACTGCCCGCCGCCTCCTGGTCATCGCTGCCCCTCCAGGTCCAGCAGCGTCCGGAGCGCCGTGACAGCGCTCAGGGCATGGGCTGTAGCCATGGCGATGGCGTGCAGCTCTACCCCCCTGACGTCTGGGCGCTCCAGGCTCAGCCCCACCAGGTAGCCCAGCAGGTCCAGCGCTTCCTGATAGGCGTCGGTCAGGAAGCACCGCCCGTTGTGGCTGGTGAGCTCTTGCCCATAGATCTCCGCTCCGAGCTCCACACGGGCCCTGTAGTCGCTTTGGATGGTCGGGTAGTCTCCCAGCAGCCGCAGGACCTCCGGAAGCACTGGGAGCCCCCTGGGGGGGCTCTGGGGGCCATCCTGGCAGACGGTAGCGGGATCAGTCATCGACCACCACCAGCCGGCTGCGATGTCTGATGATGCGTTCCCCTGACCCCACCAGCTGGAGCACCATCACCGGGCCGTCTTCGATGACATCAGCAAGCCGCAGAACCCCGGGCCCATCGGGACCTACCAGCCGCACCCTGATCCGTCTCATGGCTCCCCCCATCCGATAGGCTCCCCTACCCACTTTCCTGGCACGGTAAAGGGCAGGGATAACCGGGCCTTTTTCCCATCCCGCCGCTTCCTGGCGTATACCTCCAGGGTGCCCGGGGGCCCCTTCGATGTCCACCCGTCCACTACCTGCTGGTAGTAGTCATCCCGATACAGCGCGTATACCTCTTCGCTGTCCTGGTGGGCCTTGCTGCTCCACTGCACGTCATACATCTGGGGGACCGGTGCTGGGGCATTGGGGCCCATGGCGACGCCCCCCTTCTCCCCGCT